TCATGCAATTACCGGTTGCGGTCCTGCAACACAACTGCAATTATTATACGACAAAGTAAAAGATTACGAACCTGAAAATCTTGCAGATATTAATTTATTATTTTTTATTAGTGATCCAATGAGAAAACCGTACAATTTTTATAAAACTCCATTTCATCAAACATACATAAAAACGTTGATATGTGATCTAGAACGCAAGGCCCAATGGAGAATGCTTGACGAATTTAAAGATTATCACCAGTACAATAAGTATATTAAAAAAGATTTAATTTTTAACGACATTGATATAGAATTAGAAGTTTTAAAATATGTAAGTACACTAAAACTATTAAGTAAACATTTTCAAAACACATTAGTCTATACTAACTTTAACGAATTAGATAACGAGATAGTCGAATGCAACGATACAAAGTTTTGTTTTGTAAACAGTAGCTTAATTAATGTTGATGAACACGATAATGCTAATTTGCCTAATCATATGTGCGAGTCTAATCATAAAATAATGTACGGACAACTTGCATCGTTTTTCCTCAAAGGCACTCAACCAAATATCAATAAATTTTTAAATGTAAGTAGCAGTAGTAAAAAAAATAAAAAAACACTTGACAACGATAAATAAATTGTGTAGTATAGTAACTGTGCTACTACACATTAAAGGCACAACAAGAAACGTAGCAATGTAGCTACAAATATCATAGGCACTATTAGGAGGCATTAAACTATGGCATCATTAGCAGAAATCCGAGCGAAGCTCAAAGAACAAGAAGCAAACACAGGCGGCAATCGTTCGTCAGGTGGAGGCGACAACAGCATTTACCCATTTTGGAATATGAAAGAAGGCGAACAGTCAACTATTCGTTTCTTACCTGATGGCGATGCAGATAACACTTTCTTTTGGAAAGAACGTTTAGTTATCAAATTACCATTTGCTGGTATTAAAGGTGAGACAGATTCACGTCCAGTACAAGTACAAGTTCCATGTATGGAAATGTATGGTGAGAGTTGTCCAATCCTAGCAGAAGTACGTGGTTGGTTTAAAGACGCAAGTCTAGAAGACATGGGTCGTAAATACTGGAAGAAGCGTTCGTACATCTTCCAAGGCTTTGTAACAGATAATCCACTGACAGACGATACTACACCTGAGAATCCAATTCGTAGGTTTATTATTGGTCCACAAATTTTCCAATTGATTAAAGCGGCTCTTATGGATCCGGATATGGAAGAACTACCAACAGATTATACTGCTGGTGTAGACTTCCGTTTGTCAAAAGGATCAAAAGGTGGATACGCAGACTATGGCGCAAGTAATTGGGCACGTAGAGAGCGTCCATTAAGTGATCAGGAAATGGCAGCAGTTAATACAAACGGGCTGTTTAACCTTAATGACTTCCTGCCTAAAAAGCCAGACGAAACAGCACTCAGAGTACTTACTGAGATGTTTGAAGCAAGTGTAGACGGTGAAGCATATGATCCAGAACGTTGGAGCAATTACTTCCGTCCTGCAGGTATGGCAGCACGTACAGGTGATCCACAAAATAGAGCACCAGCACCAGCACCAGCACCAGCAGCACCAGCAGCACCAGTAGCCGAAGCTACAACTGATACAGGTTGGCAAGATCCTGCTCCGGTAGCACCGGCAGTAGAAGCAGCACCAGCAGAAGGTGGCGCACAAGACATTTTAGCAATGATCAGAGCACGTCAAGGTTAATTAACTTTAGTGGGGGAGCAATCCCCCATTACGCTTTTTAGATAGGAGAAAACATGGCTACTAAATCATTCGATCCTTCAAAGTTTCGAAATAGTTTAACTAAATCAATTAAAGGTATGAGCGCAGGCTTTAATGATCCGCAAGACTGGATTAGCACAGGCAACTTTGCACTTAACTACCTACTGAGCGGAGACTTTCAAAAAGGTATTCCACTTGGTAAAGTATCAGTATTTGCCGGAGAGTCCGGTGCTGGTAAATCATATATTGTAAGCGGCAACATTGTTAAGGCAGCACAAGAACAAGGCATTTTTGTTGTTCTTATTGATAGCGAAAATGCACTTGACGAAAGTTGGTTACAAGCACTTGGCGTCGAAACAACTGACGACAAAATACTAAAACTAAACATGGCAATGATTGACGATGTTGCTAAAACTATTAGTACATTTATGGATGACTATCGTAGTATGAACGAAGAAGATCGTCCTAAGGTGTTGTTTGTAGTTGACTCATTAGGCATGCTTATGTCACCAACTGAAGTTAGTCAGTTTGAAGCAGGTGATATGAAAGGTGACTTTGGTCGCAAAGCAAAGGCACTAAAAGCACTAGTAACTAACTGTGTTAATATGTTTGGTAGTTACAATGTAGGTATGTGCGTTACTAACCACACATATGCATCTCAGGATATGTTTGATCCAGATGACAAGATCTCAGGTGGTTCAGGCTTTGTGTATGCGAGTTCAATGGTTGTTGCTATGAAGAAACTTAAACTTAAAGTAGATGCAGACGGCAACAAAACATCACAAGTACATGGTATTAGAGCAGCGTGTAAGGTAATGAAAACACGTTACGCTAAACCCTTTGAAGGTGTACAAGTTGAGATTCCATATGAAACAGGCATGAATCCGTATTCCGGTATGTTTGATTTATTGGAAGGCAAAGGCTTGCTTGAGAAACAAGGCAATCGCTACAAGTACATTGATAGTAATGGCGAAGAAACACTTGAATATCGTAAGAAATGGACAGGTGAACTACTCGAAATGGTTATGGCAGATTTACCAGCAAAAGAAGAACAAATGGTAAATATCGCTAACGCAACCGAAGAAGTTGTGGATCATGACGAGGAGCCAATGATCGATGAACGATGAGCAAATAGTAGATGTTTGGAATCTCTTCAAAAACTATTTAGATAAAAAACATATTGAAACAGCAGCAGAAAGGTTTGTTGACTTGTTAGCAGACTATGGGGTTGATGATATTACGTTTAAAGAATGCTTAGGATCTGAAAATAATTTAGATCAAGCAATATCATATTATCTAGATGACGATGTTGACGAGGACAATTATAACGACGAATGGGATGACTGATGGGTTGGTATAGTGAAGTATCACGTGACATATCTAAGATACCCGAGGCGGTTGCACACTTTGAACATGAACTAGGAATTGCTCGTAATGAGTGTAAACTTGTAGGTAATGTTGAACGTGCTGCTGCACAAATGCCAGGCATTGTTGAATACCGTTTTAATCAGCTACAAGAAATTGAAGCAATCCTAAACTACTTAAATATCGAACTGCGTAGATTGCGCAGTTCGTTTTTCAAGAAATATTTAGAAAACTACCAGCGAGCTCTGTCAAGCCGTGACGTTGAAAAATACGTTGACGGTGAGGCAGACGTTTGCGACTACGAAAAGATTATCAACGACTTTGCACTTATGCGTAATAAATGGCTAGGTGTTCTCAAAGCACTTGATCAGAAGCAATGGCAAATTACTAATATTGTTAAATTACGTGTTGCTGGAATGGAAGATGCGACATTATGATAGACTTTACTGAAACAAGAGGTAATTATATTTGGCCAAAAACCGATACAAGATGTTATAATTACATGATGACACATTTTGATTTGCCAGAGCAAATTTGTAAGTTTGTACCTGATAAAAAAGTTTGTGTTCAAGCTGGCGGAAACATGGGTGTGTATACTAAAATGTATGCTGAAAAATTTCAGCATGTATATACGTTTGAACCCGAGCCTTTAAACTTTTACTGTTTAAATCAAAATGTTACTGAACCAAATGTATTTAAATATCAAAGTTGTATCGGTAAAGATCGCAAATTAGTAAATTTAAAAATAAAAGAAGCTAACAGAGGTAAAACTCATGTAAGCAAAACAGGATTTATTCCAACCTTGCAGATTGATGACTTGGGATTAAATGTGTGTAGTCTAATACATTTAGACATCGAAGGGTTTGAATTATTTGCATTACAAGGTGCAATACAAACCATACGAACATGTAAGCCAGTTGTTGTAGTAGAATATTTTGAAAAAAATGCTGTACGTTATGGATGGACATTAGAACAATTAGAATCATTATTAAAACAGCACGGTTACAAGTTTGAGCATAATATTGAGGAAGAAAGGATTTATATTCCTGCATGAAGAAAGCCAAACATTTAATTCCTGCTTACATTATTAGATTAGAAAATAACAAACATTCACGTAATATGGCGTATGAGTGCAAAGTTGCAGCAGAAGCTAATGGTATAACAGCACAGTACTTTCAAGCAATTGATGGCAAAAATGCAAACGACGAATATATTAAATCAGGCGTACCAAGGCCTCCTAAAGCAATCAAAAAAGGTAGAGCAGGTGTGCTTGGTTGTTTCTTTAGTCATTATTATCTTTGGGACAAATGTGCTAAACTTAATCGACCTATAATTATACTAGAGCATGATGGATTTTTTATACGACCTTTGCCAGATAATATATTAGAACAATTTGACGATATATTAAAATTAGATCGCTATGATCCTTACAGTAAAGAATATAATCAAACAGTTGACAAATCTATAAAAAGCAAATTACGTGTAATTGACTATAAAAATCCAGCACCAAAGAATACATTAAAAATTGGAACTGGTGCAGAATACTTTAAAGGTGCTTATAGTTACATTATAAAGCCACATGCAGCAAAAAAATTAATACATTGGATTAAAATGAATAGGCACGGAAAAGGACATAGGCCTGCAGACCAACAAATTGGCAGCGGCATAAACAGATTGCAGACTACCGAATGCACTGTTGCAAGATTACATCCTTTTTATTCTTTAGGTGATAATATAAAAACAGAAAGCCTTACAAGAAATTACCACTGATATTTGAACATATCAAAATCTTTTTCATAAACATGATCTATGCGTTTTCTTAATTTGCTAGATACAATATTATGATAATGTAATTTGTGATTATCTGATTTATTATATTTTGTTTTAGGCATATCTATATTTGCAAATAATGGCATTGAGTTTATATATTTTATATCTTCAAATCTTATAACTTGAACTGTTTCATCTATCCATTCTGTTTGATTATTATAGCAACCAAACCATGTACCTTCCCAATTATTGTTTGAATACGCATCAAACCAATAATCAATTCCTTTTTTTGTTGCTTCAATTTCTTCTATTGTGCTAATCTTTCCAGTTTCAATTTTTCTTTTTCTAAAATTAAAATAACTACAAACTCTATCGTATGGATTTCTTACAATTGAAAATACATGATATTTGCTTGTATCAACTAGTTGTTTTGCATGATGTATTGTGCTATGATAATTGTCAGTTTCGGTATCGTTGTTAGGTATAAGTTCTATGTCATATTTTGATGATAATGCATTTGTAATACTACGCCCGGCAGTCTTAGGTATATGTATAAAAATATAAGGTGTCGGGGTTTTGTATATATAATAACTCATAAAAGTATTTATTAATTATATACGCATATAAATATCAGTATGAAAACTGTTTTGGTCACAGGTGGATTTGACCCACTACATTCTGGACATATAGAATATTTTAAAGCTGCTAAAAAATTAGGAGATACCTTAGTTGTAGGTGTAAACAGCGATACCTGGCTTACTCGTAAAAAAGGTAGACCGTTCATGCCTTTTGCAGAAAGGTGTGCAATAATCAAGGAATTAGCTGTTGTAGATAAAGTTATTGGATTTGACGATAGTAACGATAGTGCTGATATGGCTATAGGAAATATTTTACAAACTACAACAGATAAACTTATAGTTGCTAATGGCGGCGATAGAATAGACGGTAATGTAAAAGAGCAAAATACATATGGCGATCATAATAGCGTAGAATTTGTTTTTGGAGTTGGTGGCGAAGATAAAAAGAATTCAAGTAGTTGGATATTAGAAAATTGGGAAAAGCCTGTAACTAAACGTACATGGGGTGAGTACAAAATTTTAGATCGTAACGGCGCATGGCAAGTAAAGGAACTTACGTTTGCAGAAGGACAAGCACTTAGCGATCAACGACATTTTAAACGCAGTGAACACTGGCATGTTGTAGACGGTGTAATCAATATGTTTCTTGAAGATAAACAAGGTAATCAAACTACTACATTATTAACACCGGGTGATAGTATTGATATTCCAACTGGATGGTGGCATAAGGCTATAAATTTAGATAATAAAGATGCTAAGGTTATTGAAGTTTGGATGGGTAACAATCTAACCGAAGAAGATATAGAAAGACGTGATTAATGGACAGAGTGATTATTAATTACAAACCTTGGAAGTATCTAGAAATTGAAAACTTTCTACCTCCGAAACAATTAAAATATGTTAAAAACATGTTTGACCATATTACAGATAATAATCGACGTATAATTATAAATGATCCAAATTTAGAAAAGTTTGCAAACTCTATATATCCTAGGTTATGTAATTTTTTAAATAGAGGCTATTTTCAAAAATGCGATATGTTATATCAATATAATAATTTTGATAACGCATCGTCAAATATACATGTTGATCAAAAATACAAACATATGACAGTTGTTTGTCAATTATCACCAGAAGCAAACGGAACAGCAATATATAATGCTAATAAAGAATATGTAAGAACAACTGATTGGAAATACAACAATGCAGTTGTTTTACCTAACCACAAAGATAACTGGCATGATGTACACACGTACAGTAATCAACAAAGAATGACATTAAATATTATCTATTGTAAATTAGGTTTAATACCAGAGGAAGTAAAAAAGGAATACGAAAATGGATGAAAAACAGGAACCACTGAGAATATATGTAGGCTGGGATAGTCGCGAAGATCTTGCCTATCAAGTATGTAAAGAAAGCATAGAATACCATGCCAGTGTTCCAGTAAGAATTATTCCTTTAAAGCAAAAACATTTACGCAGAGATGGATTTTATTCAAGAAACATAGATAAACTTGCGAGCACTGAATTTACATTTACAAGATTCCTTGTTCCCGAACTTGCTGAATTTAAAGGATGGGCGTTGTTTATAGATTGCGATTTTGTTTTTCTAGATGATGTCAAAAAACTATTTGATCAAGCAGATCCAAAATATGCAGTAATGTGTGCCCAGCATGATTATACACCAAAAGAAACAGTAAAAATGGACGGCAAAGTTCAACATATGTATCCAAGAAAAAATTGGAGTAGTATGATGTTGTTTAATTGCGGTCATCATCATACTCAAAAATTAACCAAGCATGTTGTAAATAATGAAACAAACGATGGTGCATATTTTCATAGACTAACATGGGCACCTGATAAATGGGTAGGTAAATTATCTCATGAATGGAATTGGTTAGTTGGATGGTATAAAGAACCAGAGGACGGTACTCCATCTGCATTACATTATACAGAAGGCGGCCCTTGGTTTGAACAATATAAAGATTGTGAATATTCAACTGAATATTATAGATATGAAAGATTGTATCATCAAAGGCATATTTCAGAATTGTATCAAACAATTCAGCACATGCGAAACGCAGATAAAAATGTTAATGACCTAAGTTTACCAGGTCCAAAAAAAAAATTAGTTGAAAATTTTCTTAAAGTAGGAATAGACGATACTGGAGATATATACGGAACTAAAGAAGAATTCTTAGAAATATGGAAGGCACATGATACAGCAATGAGTAATAAAGTAGCAACTATCGAAAGCGACGGCGGAATAAATTATAGATCAAAAGGTCACAAATACGACACATATCTTGAAGCATTTGCAACGGGTTCTTTTGGTACTATTAGTACTTGGGAAAAACAAAAAGATAAAAAAACTCCATTGATTATACGAGGGTTAGGCGGTAGTAGTAGAAAAGCCATTCAGCATTGTATTAACCATAATCGTCCATATTATGCAATAGATACAGGTTATATTCAACCTGTAGGTATGCGTAAAAAAATGTACCACAGAGTTACAAGAAACAATCTACAAAACTTACAGCTAATACAAGAACGTCCAAAGGATAGATTAGCAAAACTAGGGTATACTTACAAAAAATTTACACCAGGTAAAAAAATATTAATTTGCCCTCCTAGTCAAAAAGTAATGGCTATGTTTGACCAACCCGATCCCAAAACTTGGACAGAAAACGTAATTGCTGAATTAAAGAAACACACCGATAGGCCTATAGAAGTACGACTAAAACCAGACAGAGCCGATAGAGTAACCATAAACACAATGGAACAGGCATTATCCGACGATGTACATTGTATGGTAACTTACAACAGTATTGCAGCAGTAGAAGCTATTTTACTAGGAAAGCCTGCAATTGCATTAGGACCTAACGCAGCTTCAACGTTGTGTAATAGTAACTTAGACGAAGTTGAAAATTTAAATTATCCTGAAAAAGATTTAGTTGTAAAATTTGCATGTCATTTAAGTTATTGTCAATTTACCGAAGGTGAAATGCGTAGCGGGTTTGCATGGAACATAGTCAACGAATGAAAGTAGTTAGTTATTTAAATGTAATACCTGCAAAAAATAAAAGTCAAGAAAAAACAGATATATTACATAATTTTGTTGAAGGTGTTCGTATAAGAAATGATGAAGGATTAATACAGAACGAGCCTAGGATTGTTGACTGCGATGTAGCAGTAATACAAGGATGGACACATAGTAAAGGCAAAACTGGTACGCATTTACAATTACGTGAAAAGATTATCAAACATCAAATACAATCAGGAAAATATGTATGCACAGCAGATAGTAACTTGTTTTTGTATGCAAATAGTAGTAACAAGCCTCATCATTATCTCCGATATAGTTTTAATGGTGTATTTCCTAATACAGGTATATATTTTGACGATAACATTGATCCAAATCGCTGGCAACAAATATCGCATCATTTACATATTGCACCACAAGCTAAGTTATCTAAAGGAAAATATATATTACTTTGCTGTCAGCGCAACGGCGGCTGGAGTATGGATGGCATAGACGTAGTAGATTGGGTAGTACGCACTGTACAGAAAATTAGAGAATACAGCGACAGACCAATTGTTGTAAGAGGCCATCCCGGTGATAAGGCTGCACAAACTTATCTATATCATCGTTATAATAGAATTAGTAAATTACCAGGAGTAAAAGTAACTCCGTTCGGCAGACCATTAGAAGATGATTTACATAAATGTTGGGCTGTTGTAAATCATAACAGTAGTAGTATTGTAGGTCCTATTATCAAAGGCTATCCTGCATATATAACTGATTCTCATAGAAGTCAGTGTGCAGAAGTAGCACACCATGGATTCAAAAACATTGAAAGTCCTCAACAGTTTGATAGAGAAAAATGGCTACAACGTATTAGTATGTTTCATTGGAATTTCGAGGAATTACGTAGCGGTAAAGCATGGGCACATATGAGAAATTATGTCCAATAACTTTCGCTTCTTGGTTTTATTAAATCTCTAGGTTTTGCACTTTTACCTAATTCTTTTCTGTCACCTTTTAAATGATCAAAGTATTTTCCCAAGTCGCTGTTTATAAAAGGATGTCCTTCGCCGTTTACTAATCCAGCACTTATATTATAGAATCTTTCTCTTGGCCATTTTTCTTGTACAATTTTTCTTACTTCTTCAAAAACAAAACTATCGTGCCATTCTTCCATTTGAAATATTCCATCTTCGGCATTTTCATATACATATTCAAATTCGTGTAGAAAGTTTTTTCCTGCCTTTGTTTTTAAATTAATTCCATAAAAGCCACATTCGGGCCATTTCTTGCCTCTGCCTAAATAACTCATCCAAGCATTGTCTGGTGTAAAATTTTCAAACTGTTTAAGGCTTATTGGACTGTGTACATATGTATCAGCGTCTAACCAAACAATCCAATCAGTCTCACATCTTTTTGCTGCATCAAATACAGCATAAACTTTGTTTGCAAATCTAATTGCATTCCATTTAAAATCTTTATGCCAGTCTTTGGGTCTGCGTTTTTTTATTTCATCAGGCGGCATGCCGTTAGCTTTGGGCACATCTTTCCAACGTTCTTTAAATGACATTAATTTTGGCAAATGATCT